AAGGATCACACTCATGATACGGGTGTGCTCATCAATTGAACTATTCACCTCACCAATACCGCTTGTCCATCTACCGAGCAACGCGCTCACCACGGTTGTCAGCGCAGCAATTGCCAACCCACCGGGGATTGCCAGCATAGCCACCCGTAGACCTTTGGCACCGATGGAGAGTGACGCCATTGCACCTTGTGCGGTACGCATAGATGCTGTTGTTCCAATCAGACTCCCTCGGGCCAGTTTAAGACCAGCGACCATCCCAAGGACGGCCTTACCTGAGTTAACAAACCATTGAGCCAACTTGAACGATACGAATGTGCGGACCAGCACCATAATCGTGTCAAAGTTCTGAATCACAATCGGTAGGAAAGATACAAGCTGACCCATGGCCGCACCGATGCCGAGGAAGAAATCACGACCTTCACGGCTCTTGAAGTAAGTGATCATCTCCTTCAATGCGACATTGAGCGCATCAATGAATCCACCTTCACCAATGCGAAGTTTGGCTTGGAATAATTCGTTTGTGAATTGACCAATCAGAGTGGTTGTTGTGCGCAGTGACTCACCAAGTTGTGGGCCAAACTTCTTCTTCAATGTGTCTGCAAACTTCAGCAAATTCTCTTCGGTTGCGAGAACATTACCTTTGCGCATTTCATCAAACAGCGTGTCAACCGCATCAGCGGATCCATACAATGCCTCAGCCAAAATGTTGGCCGCGCCGGGGAGACGGTCCCCCAATTGTCTAGTGACCTCTTCGGCGGAAAATTTACCCTTACTCATAATTTGAGTAAGTGCTAGGAATACGCCCGACATCTGTTCAGTGGATAGTTTGTTCACTCGACCAGCTTCAGCCATGTTGAGGAACACCTTGCGGGTGGACTCGCCGCTGAAGTTTGCAGCGTTAGATGCGACTGCAAACTTTGAATATTCGTCAGCCAACACGCCAAAGTCTACGCCGAGACGTGCGGCTTGGCGCTCAAGGAAACTGAGTTCGTCAGCCGTTGCACGGGCATCACCCTGCATAACAACCATCAAGCGGTTCTGTGCGGCCTCCAATGTCCGATAGGCACTCACAACCTCCTTCATCAGGCGCAAGGCCTCATGCAGACCACCGTAGGCCAATGCGAGGCCAATAACCTCAGCACGGATCCGCTGAGTCAGAGACAGTGCCGTGCGACCAGTTGAATTATAGTTTTTAGCAGCGCCGGGTAATCGGTTTAGCGCCGCGATCTGTTTGTTTAATTCAGCCTCAGCCACTTTGGCAGCAACACCGACTTCACGGGCCGCCTTGGCCGCGTTTGATTGAGGTGCGAGGGTTGCGCGGGATGTGGATGATAGACGGGTATATTCAGCATTGAGAAGTTCATATGACGCACGGGCCTTATCAACCTCAATGCGCTGGGCTTGCAACAGTGCTGCGGCCTTTGGGTCCGTGAAGGATCCACCGCCGTCAGAGAACTTATTCAGAGCAGCGTTGACGCGCTCCATCTTCTCCATTTCAGCAACAACCTCACGGGTGGAAGCCTCAAGTTTCTCCTGATCGGCGGCCAGAGCAGCAATACCACCCTGACGGGCAACAGTTTGGATCTTACCAAGTTCAGTGCGCCCCTGAGCCAATGCAATATTGTTACGTTCAACAACTGAATTCAAAGCGGCGAAGTCCCGAACAAGGGCGGCCTCAGCGGCACCAGCTTGCTTGGCAGATGTGTTAACATCTGTCTGAGTTGACTTCAGAGTCTTCATACTTGCGGTGAGTTCATCCACAACCCGTTGGGTCTTTGACAACTCAAGACGCTGATCACCAACACCATCCGCTTGAAATACAAACGCGGATTGGGCGGCGGGACGGGAGAACGATGTTTGATTACTTTTAGATGCCGCAGTAGCGATGCGCTTATAAAGGTTCTCTTCTAATGTGAGTTCCTTGCGTAATCCCGCACGGGCGGCCTTGGCCTCAACCAGCTTGGCTTTCTGAGTGTCATAGGCGGTGCTGAGTTTCTTTTGCTGCGCGGCGAGTTCAGCCGTCACAACCTTGGAAGATTTCAAATCTTGCTCAAGTAATTTTTGATTAGCCGATGCAATCTTAGCTGAGTCAGAAAGACGCTTAACCGCTGATGAGGCTTTGTTGATTGAACCCGAAACATCTGCGGCGGCGCGTAGCTTTTTGGCTTGCCCAACAAGAGTGCTATATTCGGTGCTCAGTTTTGAAATGACTGAAGCCCCAGAACCACTTGCCCGGTTGGCATCGGTCTGAGACTTCTTCAATTCCTTTAACGCCGAGTTAACCGATAGAATGGTTTTTGTCGCGTTTTTGGCCGTGATGGTTAGGTTTACGTCTTTGTTTGCCACGGTCGGCACCTCACTAATGTGGAATTCCTAACCAGTCATCATTTTGATTAGCTTCTTAAATCCAGTAGCACCCTTTTTGGATTGTGTCGAGGAAACAGCCCCTTGGTTTAGGACGGCCCGTGTCACTTCTTCCTGTGCCACAAACTCTTGCGTCCAAGCCATATTCACATTCAACATTCCAAGAGTATAGAACCTTGCGTGAATATGGCCCTTTAGGGTTAAGTAGCTTACTTGCTTGGTGACATTGCGGATGTAATCATCGAGTCCTGAACTGCTTCGCTCACCCCCGTGAATCCGCCCATCATCCGAACCACTGTTTCCACTAGCTTTTTTGGCCCACCTTCGGCCTCGAAAGTTAGCATGGCTATTTCCTCAAGCGCATTGGCTTGAATCGAAACGGGTAATTTCTTAGCCGTTTCTAATGTTGAGGGGCCGCCATCAGATGCGAGGTTGATCAAAAGACCGACCAAATCAGGTGCCATCGCTAGGACCTGATAAAGGGTATCGCTGTCAACGGAATCTTCACTTGAGAACTTCTCAAATAAAGTAAGCGCATCAGCGCGATACTCATGCACGATGTTGATGATGTCTGGTAATGAAAGGCCCCGCACGTTGAACCCTTTGGGGTTATGCGGAACCTTAATGTTTGTTGTCGGTAGGTTAATGTCCTGAAGTCCTGACAAATCTCTTCTCCTCTGATTCGTAGGACTTCAGGATGTCATTAAACAGCTACGTTGTCGATGTAGATTGCTTGGAGTCCTGTTTTCTTCAGAACTTCCACGCTGAGTGGAATTTGCTGCCAATCATCACCCTTCAGGCTGTAATCGCCATTTGGTGAAATCTTCACATGCGGCATATACCAAATGCGGTTTGCGCCTTGTACGTTGAATTCGATGTAACGCATCGCGCCTTCGATAGGCTCACCACCAGAGATAACACGTTCAATGGTGTAACCAACGAGGGTGTAGTTGACATGCACCACATCATCTTCGACGATTGAACCACCTTCCAAGATTTGGATACGGCCCGTATCAAGGTTGATCTCATAGTCAGTGTCGGCAGCATAGGTTGTTGCGTCAGTGACATCAGTTACCGTTACAGCGCTGACTTTTTGAACACCAACCGGGTTAGATGCAGACGTACCCAACTGATAAGTTGAACCAAGGACTGCGGCGGCAATGACTTCATTGGAGATTGTAGCAGGGGCCACGGTCAATGCAGCTTTGGAACCGAAGAAGAAGTATGCCACGTTCTGCGCCGAGATGTTGTCAGTGATCACATTACCTGAGCGGTTGACCTGCAATGTTGCAGATGCATCCTTCTCACGCGCACCGTGGTCAGCATCATAATGGTCCTGTGTTTCGGACTCAGCGGTGATGTTCCACTCGGGCGTGTTGCCGAAATAGAGTTCACCTTTTGGGGTTTTTGTCCCTGCGATGAATGGATCAAACCAGAGTTCACCACTGCCGAGGACGTAGTTGTTGGGTTCTTGAGCCATGATGGCCTCCTTTAAAGATTGACATTATGTCGTTGGCTTATACCGCAATTTAGTCGCGTGTTCTAGGCATAAGGTTGTAGATGGTTTTCAGAAATTAGCAAGGTCACAGGCAACCAGAAAAACGCCTTAGATGATTGCTCATCAGCTGGGCGGATAACTTCAGATCCAATGATGATATCAACGACTGAATTTCCGTTAGCATTCGATTGAGGACCCATGCCAAATATACCGGGACTCCCCGGACGTTTATTGTTGAACTTTTCAACGGCGAGACGGCGCTTTACTTGGGCGGCGAGGACATATGCAGGGGCGGTTGGTCTATCACGATCGTCAGGCACAAAACCTTGAACCAATAAAGGCCAACTACCTTTGGCTTGAACCTTTGGCCCAAGGGATTGTTCCCACTCTGATGGCACGGGGGGTTCAAGCAATGACACCATTGGTAGTGGGTCGTCCTCATCATATCGGGTGCGTCCCCAAAGCACGGAGTCAGTGAGGTCAACGGCGTATCCATTAGCCATTGTAATTTCCTCCAAACAGGCATCCAGCGCTTCAATAACGCGGAGCCTGAATGGATCACTATGAGTCGTAATCAGATCAGTTGTCATGTTCATAGGTCGAGATCCCATACTCTGTTAAATTCTGCGGCCAAGTAATCCTCAATGTGCGGGGTTATCTCTGACCGAACATTCTTGAAAACTTGATCTACACTTGGACCGTATAGCAACCATAGGCCGGGTGCAATTTCCTTGGGTTTATATGCGCCCCGTGGTTTTCGACCATCAGTTCTCACGGCGAGGCCTTTGTTATTCAGACTCGTGGCACCCGATCTCAAATTCATGATGAAGGCGCTCTTGATCAACTTACTTGACCCACGCTTAACACTGACTCTCAACCCACCAGATGCTTGTGAGGAGACGAAACGTGCGAGGGACGTTGGGGTTGATCGACCAGTAATGATGGCCTCAAGATTTCCATCTGAGGCCTTTTGACTAACTGTTAATTTTGACTGATTTCCACGTAGAAAACTTGATGGAAAGTTCACATTCCGCATCATTACATCGGCGGCATAACTGCGCGAGTGGTCGGCGGTTTTATTGATTGCTAATCGGGCGGCCTTGATCACACCCGCTTCAAACGTAGGACCATCAGTCTTATTGAGTAAATCCTCAATACCCGCCATTGCGATGACGTAGGAGGCTGACATTAGGTGTCGCTTTCAGGCTCAGGCATACCCACCACGGAACCACTATAGCGGATAATGTATGCGGTCACTGTGATATCATCCACGGGATCAACCGTGTCAATTTCATAAACCTGTTCAGCTGTTCTGACTAAAAACCTGCGCTTTGGGTCAACTTCTTCCAGCATGAAGATGGCACGGGGGCTGTTATCAGCAACCTCAGCATAACTGAAGTTTGTGCCTTTTTGATCACCGAGTTCATTGAAGTTTTCATGAATTCGGACACGACAATGGGTTGGCTCAGTGCCGCTAAGACCATCAGTCTCAGACCATTGGAAGTAAACAGCAGGATCCCCCATCTTGCGATGGAGGATCTTACGGCCATTCCGCATTTTGTCACGGAAACGGCTCATTTAGATACCGTTGTCGTTGTCTTCGCCACCAGTAGGCGCTTCAGTTTTTGGCTTTGCATCAGC